TTTATTGGGAAGTATCTTTGGAATCAGGTAGTTGTTGACCTGTTTTCTTTCGCGAAACCAGCCAAGTCGGTTTGGCAGATACTTGGACTAATGGTGTTTCTTGGACTGATGCTTCCTTAGCTTTCGTGTTGTGCCGTATTTAATAGTCGCCTTTAAGGCGACTATTAAATCAGCCTACAACACTATAATGGCAAGTATGCTTAACTTAAGCACCCCTTTAGGGGTGCTTAACTTTGGCACTTGCTGTTTCCTTGGCCTTCTTTTTTGCCCACCAATCCTTCCAAAACTCGGGTGTTCCATACACAAGTTTTGTTGAAGGGGGTTTTGCCATTTCCTTTACATGCTCTGCATGAAGAGCAGCATCAATACCGGAGCATGATTCCAACTCCTCTTTAGGCACAGGCTTGCCTAAAGCCCCGTACCACGTTTTTAATGCATCAACTACTTCCTCTTCAAGTGTAATTGGTAGGCGTGGTAAAGAAAGACGCTTCAGTTTAAATTTCGGTTTGTAAGCTACATTCGGTGACCACTCAAGCATATAGGGCTTTCCCGTATCGGTAGTTGCTTGAAGAAATGGCATTTTATGAAGTAGTAGACATTAGCTTACGGACAACTTCAATTTTATGTTTTCTTGAGATGTTATAAAAATTGATATTGGTATATATACATTAATTATGTATATATAGCAATGTCATCATTATATCGAATCGCGTGGATGTCTATTCTTACGGGAGCATGTGGAGCAGGAATGTACATCCTAAGTCTAGAATCAGCAATAGATTGGCGTGATAAAATGAATGAAAAATACATGGGTTCATTGATACATTGGATTGAAATCAATAATAGCCCTTGTACTCATGTAGCATAGACAGCTGACCTGGCTCATACCCCGACACCATTCTAGGACCGGGTTTTCCAGCAATTATTACACCCTTTTTTTGACACACAGTGTTTGCAATAGCTGATATATCATTCATAAGCGCTTTAAATGAATTAATAGCATTCTTATATTTAGAATCTGAAAGTTGTAGGGATGTGCATATGCGTTTTACAAGCATCATTCCGCGTGTGCTCCATTTATCAAGTGAAAGGTCAAGATCCCGTTTTGGAATTGTTGAAGCAAAACAGCGTGCCGTAGTTTCGGCAATTGGCTCCATATCATGGGATGTATTGAAGGGCTGTTTCCATGTTGCTTCAACAAGGCCAGCTGTTCCCATTAGGTCGCGTTTGAAGCAAGATAATTTCCCGAGAAGAACAGTAAGCTCACGCACATCATCTGGACCCTCTTCAGTTGTAGAAGGTTTTGAAGTTATGAGTTCGTATAATTTTCCCGCTTCACTACTTGTGCGTAGACAGTCGGGTATGCCCGCTCCCTTTGATGGTCCAGCAAATCCTTCTACTGGTGAAGGCATTGTATTACTTCCTATCCATAGTTGATATCCTATAAATGTAACAAGAACGGCAGAGCACGCGGCAACTAAAATAAAGGTTGCTGTTTTATCTACCTTTACTTCCTCCATCTATACTATATATGGGCTGGTTTTCTCTTCCTGCTCTTTGGAGCACCACGAGCATGTGACTTTCGAGTCATTTGTTTTTTACTCATAGCTCCCTTTACTGTATCGGGCACTGGCTCGGGCACTGGCTCGGGCTCAGGTATAGGTGGTATAGGCTCTGGCTCGGGCTCGGGCTCAGGAGCTTTTAAAATTAGGCGCATAATTTCAAACACGCGGGCGGGTGAAAATGAATCTGGCGATTGATTTGCTGTTGGATAAATCCGAAAATCTGATTGGCCATTTAGCCAAATATCTATAATTTCAGTTAGTCTATCATCTAGAAATGATGCTAATGCACTTTGCTCTTCTTCATTATCCGTCTGAATAGCAACATCAAGAGCATCAACAATAGTGTGAAAATAGTTATTAAGCTCCTCTAAACTATCAATACGATTTCCGATATTGCTCGGATTTAACCATATAATACCAAAATCCTTTAGTTCAATTGGGGCAAATTGCCGGACTAAATCTAAGTGTGAATCCCATATATAGTCTTTCATGGTATCGGAAGCTTCGCTCGACATAAGATAGTGAATAGCCCAACGCCGAAATGACCAAAGAAGAGTCTGAAAAATAAGAAGTGACCAAGGATCCCCTTGAACTTTATTTAAAATTGTAACTAAATTTGTTTCGTGTACCGTGTTCATCTGGTGTGTAATGCGCAATCAATATTTAAATGGAAACGCAAGTTGTAACGTCAAATACTTAATTTAAGTATCAGATGTTAGAATGTTTCACTTATATTTTAGACCTTCCCTAATAATTTGTAACGGTCCTGTTTTGTAGAATTATTAAATAGGCGGTCTGATAATCCCATATTTTGCCGGTCCATATCATTTCTGCAGTCATATGGACCAACTGTCATAAGAACTTTAGGAAAGGCGACTTCCTCAATTAAATGGGGGTTTACTGTTTGAACACGAGGAACTAGAATCCGAGCGTTATACATATCCCCTTTCATATTTGGCAAGAACTGGTCAGCCTCGCATGTTTCAAGAGGTCTATCTAAGCGTCTGAGTTTTGACTCATCATCAATTGCTGCCATATAGCGACTTACTGGATAGAATTGTCCTCCAGATGGTAGAACTGCCGATGGATTTATATGCGGAGCTACGCTATCCTCACCTGTTGTAGTATATTCCATACAAATGCGAGCCCACGGGCGTGGGTCAAGTGCCTGACCTATATGCTCTGTCGGAAGAGTCTTTCTTATAATTGCTTCAGCATCCCAATGCGATTTAATACACATGTCTGGATAAAATGGCGTAGGTCCTTCAGATACAATTGGAGATGGCCCAACAAGTGAACCCCGTTCTCTTGGATAATTCATAGTACCTTCATACTCCATTCTTCTTTCGGTAACTGCGAAAATTAAGTGAATCTATTTAGTTGTAGAGTGTCTGATTAAATCCTGTATCAACTTTTGGAGTTGCTATTGTTATTTTTTCAGTAATTTGAACAACAGCATTCCATTCACAATCATTATTATTTATAATAGCATTTGTTATATCTAACCATTGAAAGCTGAGTTTATCTAGTTTTCCAACTGGATTCAAAAATGCTATAGGATTACTTATAAGAGTCTGAGCATAACTTCCAAAGTTTGATAGCAGTAGTTTGCCATAATATGCCTTTGTAATACCAGTGGTTTCTAAACTCAGTGCTAAATTCTCTTTTTGAACACTATCCATACGATTTAAATCGAATTCAGGATTCATGCGGAGCTGAATATAATCATCAATGAGTTTGAAAAATGACGGGGCAAATTGTACAGTGGCAAAAGGTGTATCTTCCTTAGCAAATCCTAAATTCCATCCTAGCCCCCAATTATTTTCAAGCTTTGAGTATGCACTGCTTAGTGCTGATTTCCATCTAATTGAATAACGTAGTGGGTCTGTAACTCGTTGGCGATTTTGAGCAGACACGGGAATAATATATTTTAGGTCACTGAGAACAAACTCATTTAATTTGAGTTTTGCCTGTGAATTAATTGTACTTCCCAAAATAAGCAAGCTCGAATATGTGCTAAATGTTGCTTTCATTCGTGAATAGAAATCGCCAAATCCATTCACATTTGTTATATTGCTTCCTGCAAATCCAGGAACAATACCACCACCAAAAATCACTCCATTTGAACCAAATGTAAATTTAGAATTAAATTCAAGTATTGACCTTGTATAATTAGTATCCCAATAGCGACTATTTAATGAGTATGTAGATACTACGCTTTGTGCCGTACTAATTTCCCCAGAAAGGTCAATTGGTGTAATGTATCCAAAAGTGTATTTATTTGGAGCAGAGATTCGCAATGTTACTTGGGACTTTTCCGTTGGAAAATAATTTCGTATACTCATATAATAATAATCATCAGTAGAACGATTATCGTAGAGGGGAACAATATAATCATATGCATTAAAGTAATATCCAGAAGTATTAAAGTCACCTGTGATAAAATTTTCCGAAGATTCTAAACCCCACTTAGCATTTGTATCATTAGTAAATGCTCCTGAAGAATCATAGACCGCAACAGTTGTATGGGGATATTCTGGGTATTTACGTCCTGAAAGGTCTAACAGGAAGCTAAAATTCTTCGCAATTTGGTGAAACACAATTCGCTGAACTGGATTGAAAATTTGCCAGACCTGGGAGCCGGTTTTAGGGGCATCAGTTAAATTACCGCGATTACCATATATAGTTTTATAAATGTTTGCCCACTGCGAACCGTTTGCTCCTGGAACAATTTGTGTAGGTGTTGAAGGGAAGGTGTAGACAGATTCTTTAACAGTAGGTGTAAAAGTGTTAGTAGTAGCCTCGTAGAACTTAGTTGGACCAGCAACACTCAAAAAATATACACGATCAAGTGCAACATCACGAGTCACTATAGGGCTATAATATGTATTAGGTAATGTGTAATTATTTATAGAGGCATATTTTACATCTTGATTCGAGGCGCCATAATAGGGATACGTGTATGCATTATAATCAGGGCTTGAAGACACTGTTGATAGATTATTCGGATTTACATAGAGAAAGTTATTGAATCCATTTATTCCAGATCGGTAGGGAAACACCCAGAATCTTCCGAACTCTTCTTTTGGAGATTGTTGAACAATGAAATTTGTAATATTTGTCTGTGTGGGTGTGTAAGTAAGTGTTGTAAATGTAGAAGTGTAGCGAGTAGGCTTAGAAACAACTTGTACAAATGATGTACTTGTTACATTATCATAGGCTTGTGCTGATAGGGTGTATCCTCCCAAATTATTATAGGTTGCTTTGAAAAGTTGTACACTAGATTGAAAGGCAAGTGGCGAAATTTCAGAATGTGAATTTTCTAGAAATCCTGAAACAGGGTTAAGTGTACGTATATATATATACGGATTTGGTACAGCATTTGATAATCCAAAAAAGGCGTAGTTTGATTCATTAGCACTTACACCAAGATACTGAATATTAGAGCTCTGTGGAAACACTTCATCAAGTGTGAATTGTTGAACTTCATTTAAATCTATATTAGATGTGCTATTTAAATAGGAATACACACGAAATACGGAATCATGTGTCATGATAAATCCAGAGCAATCCCCTATAATTTGTGTTGGTTCATACGTAAATGATTGTGCAGGCTTGTACACCCCGTCTACTGTATTTATTGCGTACGGATTTACTGACACTATAAGATTTGTTACGCTTGTCATAGACTGTTCATACTTGCTTTCTGTGGGTGTAAATCCAGTTGGGGGTCCAAAGATTGTATTTGCCCCAGGTATTTGAGTACCTGGTATAATAAAATCGACTCCCAAGGGGGTACTAACGGGTCCTTCAGGGCTCGGTACAGAGTCTACACTTACTGCAGTATTATAAAGGGGATATGGTATTGCTGAACCAACAAGGCCATAATAATAATTTAGATTGCTAGATGCAGTAAAAGGAATTGCCAAATAATACATATTGAGATCGAAATTATATTCGTAGGCAGCCTGCGTATAACCATACAAATAGGAATTTGAGCCAGTAATGTATGAGGTGTTTCTTGTAAACTCGTAGTATGTTCCACCTACTATATCAAATCCTAAATTCTGATTAGAGCTATTATAGGTTATTGAGGATCCAAAACTGAGAACAGCAAGGGCATTTGAAAGGGCAAGTGACTGAATTGCTCGATTAGATGTTATAACAGCAGGAAAAATTCCAATAAATTTCGTTTCAAGATTCGGGTCAATATTGCTGCTGCTACTTGTAAAAATACTCTTAAACATAAATTTATCAATATCCCATACACCTTCCTCAGGAAGAAATCCAATACCTACAACACCATCGCCAAGATCAATAAGATTTGATGTGTTTAAATACGTATTTCCACTAATATCTTTGCGTGTGTTATAATTGTAGCCGGCTACTCCAGTTTGAATTGGAAATGTATCTGTGTATGGAGCTATTCCTGGATAAGCAATAGCATCTGTAGGAAATATAGCCTGATTTTGTGAGGGGGGAATAAATACATTTCCATACCAGTTTACAATGCTTTTTTGCCTGTATGGTATTGTAGAATTACTATATACAGCGGCAGCCTGTGGATACAGAATCGTATTTAATACACCACTACTTATGTATAGCTGTGTGTTTGTATCATATGGGGTTTTATATTGAAAAATAAATCCATTTGTGGGATCCGTGCGAAAACTGGCATTTGGAACAGAATTTGAGCCGACTGTATTTGATAGAAATCCAATATAGTTTGTTAGGTCCGTGGAAACACCACTCACATCGTATCCCATAAGAACTTGATTAAATCTTAATGGACTAAATGTTTCATCTAAGACGGGTGGGGCGTATAAATTGCTTGATGTGGGAACATGTAGAAAATCGGGATCAGCAACTTGGGCATAATTATAATTGTTCAGATTACTTGTTGGGTCAGCAAGGGGATCAAACCCAACTAATGTTGAAGTAAGAGCCGTGTAAAATGTAGATGATGGAAACCACGGTACTATACGTAATGAATCGGTTCCAAAACTTGTAGGTATAGGCCGTATTAATATATAATACCTTTTATTTGCATATGCCTTGAAATCTAGATTTACGCTACTTAGTCCAGCAACTGTACTAACATAATACGAATAGTGAAGTGGATTTTCATTACCGTTGCCCGATATATCTGCCATGTAAGCAGAACGGTCTTGGTATATAAAGCAATTCATAGGTGTTACAAATCCTTGTCCTTCATTTGGATTGGCAAAGCTTAGACGGAATGGATATGTGTAAGCAGGGGCCCCTATACTTGTATAATTAGGGGGATAGGGTGTGTAGAATGAATAAAAGACACGAGGGTCAATAACAGAAATTGTTACATAATTTGAGCCCCAATAGGAAAGCGATGTTTGATAATTATTTCCAAACGGTGTAACTGAACTTGCATTTGAGAATCCAGGAATATATAGAATTTTAGAGCTATCGAAACTATCATTTTCAACATCAACATACATGCTTGGGTTTATAAAAGAATAACTTGCGTCGAAGACTTCCTGATTACTAAGGTCATAGGCAATAGCATTATAGGCAGGATATCTGTATTTGGTTGGCCGAGGCAGAGTTTCAACACGTAGTGTCTGGCGCACGGGACTCTTAAATCTAAACACGGTATATTTAGACGATTCTGTAGGGATAATAACCTCAGAGGTAACTGTGCGTCGATTAATATAAAGATTCCCTATAGGGGTTGTATTAGGGTTATTAGAATCTATAACGTTACTTAAAACAATAGGATTGCGCGTATCTTGTTCATCCATGTCAAGATTCCAGGTGTAGTAATTAATGCCGGCGGTTCCACTTTCTCCAGGAAGTACTGGATTCATATAGGCAACAGTTGTACTTGGAAGATTACTCATGCGATTCCAATATGGCTTGGGGTCAGTGCGAAATACATCTAATAGATTATTTGTTATAGGAGTATTTTCAACTGTAGCACTATAATTTGAACTTATTCCAATTGCATTATATGCATCACGTAGTGGAAGTATATTATTTGACTCTAATAAATAATTAAAACTATAGGTATTATATGGTATACCGAAATAAACAGCAAGATATGTTTGGTAATAATTCACCATATCGTTCAAAACAGCAAGAAGATTTGCTGTCTGTGAATTAAGATTATCGTACTCGGCCTGCGTTAATCCATAATACGAAATTTGCTCTGCCAAAAACTGTGCCCTTTTATAATTTAGTAAATTCACTAAACTAGTATTTAAAGAGGGGGCCGAAATAGAAATTTGATTTGATTGTTGTTGATACGAAATAATGTACTTATTAATAAGAGAATAGCGAAACGTGTGTTTTAGACGATAGTCTGTGAGTAGAACTACATTTAAATTAATAAGCTCTAGTATAACGGGGTCATCAATTCCTTGAAATGTATAGACAATACGCGAATAAGGAGTTTCAGTATCTAATAGATATTGTACGCTTGTTACAATATTATAATTCATTCGTGATTCATATGTATCATGAAGTACAGTTTCTTTCAGTACAGGATAGTAATAGGCAACTTTTATCTGGTCATTTGTATACGATGGTAAATTTCCATAACGTTGTAGGAAATACTTCGATATGATGGTTGTCATAGTAGGATTGGAAATATATTGATTTAATAGTGAATCGAAATAGGTATCTCCTGGAAAGTTAAAGTTTAAGGAAAAATCTCCTGTAACGGCAAACTTCTGGGCAAAATCTTGAAATCCATTTATAAAATCGTAAAATATAGGGGTATTGTTTAACTGCACTGTTAATTCATTAATTAGACCATTAATATCATATGTTCCTTGCCGAATAGTATTTGTTATAATATTAGCTATAGGATTGCCTGATGCATCTGGATTTGTTCTAGCCAATTCAAGTATAGAAATACTAATGTTTTCTTTGGCTGCTCTAAAATAATAAAATGCTGATAAGAGCTTTATCTGAATAATAGAGAAGCCAGTTACATTTTTATAAATCCGGGGTAGTCGTAGAGTTAAATTTGTTGGTTGTGGAAATGCAACAATATCTCTATCAATACTTTCGATCATAACAACACTTGTTATTGTCTGTGAAGTAGATTCAAACAGGGGAGGATCCGATGATTTTGGAGGCGGTTTAACCGGATCTAGAGCACCGCCACTTGTTATTGCATAACCTATTTGTCCAGGAAAAGTTTCAAGACTTACATTGGATATGTCAGTTACCACCTGTTGGTTAAGACCTTCTGCAAATGCCTTAAAATCGGCGGCTTGAAAGCCCTCCTTAACATCTTCTGAATATGTGCTATGTGATGATTCTGAATCAGAAATGCTAGATTCTGAATCTGACACAGAATCCGAATCTGAATTATATGGTTTATACCGATGTGCATACATCTGCCTTCTACCAAAGGGTAGAGGTATCTTAAGTGGGGTTTTTTAGAATTCGCCTTTTTAGAGTCGATACACGATGAATTAGACCCTGTGTTGCTGCAAGATGTGCATAGCGTAACTGTGTACGGTCAACTGTGTCTATAGTGTCCATACCACAGTGTGTAAATGGCACCGTCTTTACCATAGATGAAAAAATAGGCTCTACTTCAGAAGTAACCACACCTAGTTGCCATTTATCCCCACTTTGAAAGGTATTTATGTATGAATCATTAAATCTGTAACGTCTAAGGGGAAGACTGTTAATAGCCGTCATATATAATTCAGGATTGACATACTCAACACTATGCTTTAAGTTTGAATCAGAAGCATTGTACAGTGCCCCAGTGTAAGTGAGTGAGCGAGTAGAAGTATCATTATATGCATTTTGTATTGTTATTCCATTTAGTGCAGAATTCCATCGTATATAGGAACGGTTCATTACTATGCCGTAATTTGAATCGACATATGATGTTGTATTTGTAGATACAGGTGAAATCCACGCCGTCATTTCAGTTGTTTGAAGTCCAGTGGATGAAGTGTTATGAAAAAACTCAAGATACTCTATAGCATTTGCATTTGGCTGTAGAGTTTGTACAAATGAACTATAGGACTGAGTTACCCCTAGGTAGTTTGTATATATGTAGGAATCACCATAACTTCTGGATCCCCTTATACGTACACTCAACGTATCACCAGGTACTACAGCAATTCTTGAGGGTGAAGAGAAGTTTAGTGTGTATGTTGAAGGTGAAGTGAGATACAAATTTCTTAATACATTTGTACTAATAAGGTATGTGCTATTAAAATACACATCTGCATATAAACTACTTGAAACATTTGCTATAGTTCCACCTGCAGTTAGTCCTATATCCCACCGATCCGTGGTAACATCTGATGTGAGATTAAAATAAATGGGAGCAAGAGATACATTTACTGATGGCACTACACTAGCAATAAATCCAGTAGTACTTGGTTGTGTATATGTTCTTGTATATGTATAGAGCCTGTGAAACTCCACATCTTTTACAGCAATTCCTGGTGTGTACAGCGAGCAACTCATGTACAGAGGATTTCCTACTACACGTACTGCAGACCTGAGAAGTGTTAAATTCTTATAGTATTGTACCGCTGAACCAGTAAAAATAATTGTAAATGTATCTCCAACTGTATATGAACCGTAACTTTGTATAAAGAATCCACTCTGATATATGGCAATTGCTCCATTATTACACGAAATTCCATATGTAATTTGTGAAAATGAAGTGGTTGATGTTGGAGTTTCGGCTAAACCCATCATAAACCATCCAGTAGTTGATGCAGGGGCAAAATTTACATAAGCATTTGCTGTAAATCCTTCCGCCGAATTCACTCTAGAATCCCAAGCATCACTTCCAGAGAATTTTACTAATGTAGTTTGTCCAACTGCTCCTGCATTACCGGCCGATTGGTAATTTGCTGTACGTGGCTCACGCACTGAATATGTAGGCGGACTTGTAGATTTCATACCGATTCCTAGTCCAGCACTAAAGACTGAATTACCTTGAGCATTCCAAATGATTCCATCAGGCGATGTGGCAATTGTAGAAAGACCTAGGCCAACTGCAATAAACTGCTGTCCGTTCCATAATACAGCTTTTCCCTGTGTAAATATGCTTGTGCCTAGACCATTCCATACTACACCATCAATCGAATAGGCAATTGAGTTTATGCCGGCACCAACCGCTACCCAGATATTTCCACCATAGGCGATTCCGTATGCCGTTGTAAATAGTATTGTGCCTAGTCCAATCCAATTACTTCCGTTATAGGACACCGCAATTGTATTTGCTCCAGTACCAACAGCAATAGTTTGTTTACCGTTTGCAGCAATCCCATATCCTGTTGTGAAAAGACTGGCGGGCGATGTCCAATTTGTACCATCCGTTGTAGAAAGTATACCACCATATCCTGAGCCAACGGCTGTCCATCCATTTCCACCTAATATACCATAGGCCCCACCGGTAAAAAATCCTCCGCTTCCAGGGGCATACGAAGTCCATGCTATACCATTTACTGACTCAGCACGTGTATGGGCCCCTTCACCAACAGCAATCCATTTAGGTACTCCTGAACTATTTATAAAATATGAAATACTATACACTGTTGACATATCGGGAAGATTTACACCGGTCCAATTGAGTCCATTAGTACTATAGGCAAGTACAAATACATAGAGCGTAGAGCCACCTGCTACCCAGAGCGAGCCGTTCCAAAATACACATGTTGCATTTGTAAGAGGATTTGAAATGGGTTTCCATAAGAATCCATCGGCCGAAATAGCCAGACTAGAAGCACCACTGCCACATCCTATAAGAGGTATATTTGGACTAGCAACTTTTGATACTATTGTATAGGCTCCTCCAACTGTTGATGATGATGGCGACCAATTAATTCCATCAGTACTTGTGTAGGCAATAGAGTCGCTAGATGTTGCTCCTGTTGTAAACCACGTGTCACCGGTCCATGTTATACCCCTTCCTGAAATGTAGGCTAGTGCTAAGGCTGTCCAACTTATACCATCTGATGAATAAGCAAGTGTATTTCCGTTACTGCTAGTTCCTACAGCAACCCACAAGTTACTGCCATTCCATTCAATATCATTTGCTGCTATGCTAAACGGCTGTGTGCTTGCTGCTAGCCAAGTCGTTCCTGAAGTACTATAGGCAAGCGTTCCATTTGGACCCGAGCCACATGCTACCCAGATTGAACCATTATAGGCTAGTTTTCCTCCTGTCGTAAAAATATTTGTAGTAATTGGAGTCCAAGTTATACCATCATTTGATTGAGCAAAGGTATTTGTACCAGAGCCGGTAACTATAAATCCTATACCATTACCCCATGCTACACCATTACCGCTTGTTGAAAATATAGATGCTCCTACACCAGTCCAGACACGCCCGTCATAACTATAGGCTATTGTGTTTGCACCGGCATCTCCTACAGCCACCCATATATATCCATTCCATGCTACGTCACTACATTTTGTAGCAAAAAGTATTCTTCCAAGACCAATCCATGTAATTCCATCGTATGAATAAATAAGTGTATCAGGCCCAGTTAACATTCCTGCTAACCAAAATGCTCCGTTCCAAAGTATAGATGAAGCACGACCCGATATTAGAGAAATTACAGGACGCCATATTGAACCTCCAAGACTATACGTAAGTGTGCGAGTATCACTTGTTGTTACTAAGAATTCATTTTGGGACGCAATAGGACCACGTATGCCTACTGTAAAACACGTTGTTAAGGGATTCGTACTGCTTAGTGTCCAATTAGTTCCATTAGGTGAATAAGCAAATGTATTTCCACCTACCACCCAACGTCCATCACTCCAGACAAGCGTGTTGACAGTAGCGATTGGTGATGTAACTGGTGTCCAAGTAATTCCATCAGAACTTATAGAAATAGTGTATGTTCCCGTGCCACCTGCTAACCACTGTACACCATTCCATGCTACACATTTTGCCGTTCCCGTAAATATTGAGGCACCTGGAGTCCAGCTAATTCCGTTATAGGAATATGCACTTTGATTGCCTCCTGAGCCTACTGCTACCCAGAGTGTAGAGCCCCATACTACAGATACCCCAGCAGTAGTAAATATAGATGTGCCTATACCAATCCACGTAGTTCCATTATATGAATACGCAATTGTATTAGTTCCAGAACCAACAGCCACCCATATGTATCCATTCCACCATACACTATTTACAAAGCTAGTAAAAGTAATAGAGCCAATACCAGTCCATATAAATCCATCATAACTATAGGCTAATGTATTTGTCCCATCACCACCGGCTACCCATACTGAACCGTTCCATACTATAGCCCGCGTATTTGTAAATAGTGACGCTCCAAGGCCGTACCATATTATTCCATTATAACTGTATGCAAGTGTATTTGTGCCTGTACCCCCTGCTAACCATTTTGTAGAGCCCCATGCAACTGTTAACACTTGTGTACTAATAGGGCTAACTGAAAAGGCATTCCATGTTATTCCAGAATCTTGACTGTATGCCAACTTATTTCCTCCAAGTCCTCCAGCCACTAGATTGTATTCAGCACTAGATGTTAGGGGCTGAGTTACTACACCATCTATAAAGTATGATGTCTGACTTGAGCCCGAATCTTGAACTATAGGATAATTGTATAAACTAGCCGTTGCCACTCCTTGAAATGGAATGGCATTAAAATAGATTAATGTACTGTATGTGAGTGGATTTCGAATCTGAAATCCTGATGAACCATTTATTTGTGTAGCACTGTCATTTCTGTAATTCATAGAAACATTTAAGTATGATGTAGAGAATGATGATATATTTCCTAGGGACATATAAACAACGCGGTCCGAAGTAGCTTTAATCTTAATTGGACTGTACACGGTTCCTAAACCAGATACGTATTCATAAAAAGTATTGCTTGTGAGTCCTGACACTGTTGAAGGTATTAAATAAAGTCCATCTGGTGTAAGTGTTGAAAACAGAGAGGCCGTTCCAAATTGTATGCCTACACCTGCTATTGAACTTGTATTTAATGTATATGCATCTAGAGTACTTATATTTGCTGTTGAGAATCTAACTAATGATGTGCTAATGTTCACAGATGAGTTTCCAGAATTAATTTGCGATACATTCTGTATTATACCCGTGCTAACATTACTTGCTGTTGTTGCACTTGTTTGAAAAATACTTGAGCCATTCAGTATATTTGCATTAAATATTTGGATTGAACTCAAGCCACTAGCATTTACACTAGAAGAAATAAATAATGTGCTTAGAGTTAAACTATTTAGAGTTAGAGTTGTATTTTCTAAACTGAGTGAACTTGTAAATGCAGAATCTATGAAAAGTGAGTTTACATTTGTATAAGGTGCTTCTAATAGACCCGATGTTATACATTCATACTGAATTCTAAGTGTACTTACACGTGATGAATCGGCAGTAATTTGTCTCAGCTGAGTCGAAAAACCAGCTGCATACAATGTTGATATATTTATATTATTTGTTCCAATCGAAGATATTAGTAAGGAGCCGTTAGGATTGATTATATTTGCTGTTGATAGTCTAAGTTGGGTAAGATTTGGTGAAGAAATTATTCCTCTTATTTCAATACTGCCTGTATAAAGTGTATCTGCAGTTACCCAATTAGTATTTGTAGAAGTAGCGGCAAGTCCATTTTGTATTTCCAAAACTGGATTAGTTATTCCTGAGTAAGTGGGGTCGTTTACTGTTATATCAGTGCGCGAAATATGAGATGAATTTGTAGACATTTGTAGAGTCGAAATAGTTACTCGATTTGTTAATGTACTTCTACTAAATAATGAAGATACTGTTAAATTTCGCGTAATTGAAGCACCTGAAAATAATTGAAAACGACCACCTGTAGATAATTCATTAAGGACAAAAAGTCCATATCCAGTTGATAATGTATTTATTGACATGTAGCCGGCTAACGATGATTGTATAAATCCACCCTGAACTATTAGTGACCCACTTATACTAGCAGAGTCGTTCACAAATATACTAGAAAATAATGAAAGCTGTCCGTGGGTTGATAAAACTCCGCGTATAATAGCACCTTCAGAATTATACATAGAATTACGAACTGTAATTGAAGAATTTTGCGTTACGCTATAATCATCACCTACAAGAAGTGTATCCGTAAAAAGTGAGTCATTTATAATCATAGAGCTTTGTATTTGTATAGTACGACTATAGATGTTACCAGTAGAAACATAAGAATTTAGTGAAATATTTGATAAAACATTTGTGTTTACTGATTCCATACCACGTATGCTGTAGTTTGCTGATGGATCATGAAAAGGCGACTCATTAATAATTGACCATACATTTGATGAAATACTTTGTAGGGTAAGATAGGCAAATCGTTGTCTTAGAAAGATGCTTGAAACACCATCCGTAAGGCTACAATTCGTTGTAGATACTTGAATTCCTTGAGGAGAAGAGATAAATCCGTCAACATCTCGTATAGTTACTATTTGTCCAATATTTAGGGTTGAAGATAGATAAACAAGAATTGTACTTCCACCCCTCAAAGATTGTGTGTTCAGGGCAATAAGTGATGTATTTTGATTTACAATATAGTCGCCCATATCTTAGAGCTTACCTACCGTGTTATGGTAAATTAAGTGCATCAAGTATTTTTTCAAGACGACTAACTTCCTCCATTAAATACTTTGTTGCTCCTAAATGAGCCATTTCAATTTGCGAGGTGTCTATTGTAAGAAGTGAAGTAGACATTTGCGGAAATATAGTATCTGATGATTTTACCGATTTAGGAAAATGGGGTAATAAGTCCGTGGCTAAAAATCCTAGACGATGTGTATCTTGAACTTGAAAGGTAGAGCAATATGAATCTATGTATTTATAGCGTCGGAGTGGTAGATTATTGATAGTATCATAACATAAACGAAGGTCAGCATCTTGTACATCCTCTTTTAATCTAGGGTCTGAGGCAAACTGTAGTCCACCATAATAATATAAATTCCGTGTAGACATATCATTTAGGGAATTTTGAATAGTTGTACCATTTAAAGCATAATTCCATCGAAGAACTCCATTATTAAAATCTAGAACAGCATTTGAATCAATACTGTTCACGTTTGAAGAATATTGAAATCCGAAACTGACATTTATTGCACTATTTCCATAGAGGATTCCCTGTAACTGAAATGAACTTAAAGGGATTGTTCCAGTTATTGACTGGTCAGAGCCAAATGTACCATACAATGCTTGTCCACCTCCAATAGTTAGATAACTTTGTGACTGTCCTGCCCAAAAAAGAGTAGCTGAATATCCAATTTGAAGGCCTGGGGGTAAAACACCAGAAAACTGAGCAGTATAATTTGCTAGCGTAGAATATGAAACATTCGGATTTTGTCCAAGCGGTTTCACATTTGAAAGAAAATAGGGTGTAATGTAATCACCAGGTCCACCTGATACGCTTACATTAGAGCCTAGTGTCTGTACAAGGGTAGGTCCAACTGTACTTGTAAGTGATCCAATTGTTATTTGTGTTGCCTGGATGCTACTTACACGAAGTGTACTTGTTGTTAGCGTGCTAGTATACATGCTATCCATTACAACCGGCGATAAAAATGAAATAGTTGAATTTCCTTGTATTAGTCCAGATGTAATAGTTAATGAACTTGTATTTAATGAGCTTGTATTTAGTAAACGTGTCTGCAGGGACCCGCCGGCATTTTGTACAGCAGTAGAAGGTATAGATAGTGTTGTAAAACCTGGACCACCTATTATGCTTTGGGCAACTGTTAAAGAGCTAACTGAAATACTAGGTGTTTGAAGCGAGCCGGTAGTAAGGGTTCCAGTTGATATACTAGTTGCTGTTAAAGATGATGTGGCAAGCGAAGCCGCTGAGATGTATCCTAATGGGCTAATACACTGTATCTGTGTTTGAGCAATTAATGATGATACCAAGAGTGATGATGTTTCTACCGCTCTTGCCACAAACACATTTGAAAGAGTAAGTGAATTTGTAGTAATACTACTAATTGATAAATTTCCCCCGGAATTTTGAATTGATGTTGAGCTCATAATAAATTGAGTAACCGTATTTGCAGAAATTATATTAGACACCTGGAGTGTTTCTACACGTGATATACCTGTTGTATTTATTGTGGCCGTACTAAGAAAGGGGGTATAGATAGGACTGTTCCATGAAGCTACTACCTGTCCTGGAACTATATCAGTGCGTCCACTAAGAATTGGTCCATTATCGAAATTTAGAAAACCACCTGCTAATGTATTGATTTGAAGAGTGCTTGTAGCAAGTATTGGAGCGGTTGTACTTCCTCCAACAGTAAGATTTGATGTGATTGATACATTGGAATTAAAAATAGCACTTCCAAGAACGGTCATTGTACTTCCTATAGTAGCCGTTGCACATGTAAAAAGTCCTCCGCCGATTGTTTGAAAATTTCCCGTTGCTATAATGTTTCCACCAGTTGTAATTCCAGCCCCAACCGTTAAAGAGCCACTTGCAGTTATAGAGCTTTGAATTCTTGTAACTCCATCAACAGTTAAATTTCCACCAATACTTACATTAGAGCCAACATACATTGAACCCATTAAATAGGCAGAATAGCCTGGTATATTAACAAATAATGTAGAATCGCGTGAGCCAACTACAAGTCTACTTATAAAGCTGTTTCCAGATACTTGGGCGGTGCTTGTAAGATTTAGATTGTTTCCGATAATTTGTGATGTGCTAATTGAGGTGTTAGCTATAAGTCTATGAGCATTTACTGTTGAAGCTGTAATAGAATTTACATTTGCTATTGTATCATAAAGTGGGAATCCATAGGTGTTTATAATGTTCCAGGTATTAGCATCGCGTGATGAAAAGCTTAGCGTAGCAAATCGTTGTGAGATTTGGATACTACTTGAACCATCGGCAAATCTTATACCATTTGTTGTACTTACAATAATTGATTGTGGAGATGATAAATATCCCAATGAATCTCGAATTGTTACATTTCGTCCCGGAGGGCTTTGACTAGAAAGTAGTACAATTGCTGAGGCTCCAGCAGTTAATATTGATGTATCAACAAGTACAACGGATGTACTTGGTGTTATAGTATATGTGCTCATTCTATTAATCTACTAGTTTAAATCTATCTATCTATATAAGGTAAGCGATGAGTGTACTCAACATTGTTGAACTGCAGAATGTTGTAACAAGTGCAAGTGGCCTAAATGCAACATCATACCTATCAAATCAAATAATGAATATTCAGGAAATGGTTAATTTCGATGCTAAGCAAATTAATGTAAACGTAATTTCGAATTTTAACACTACCCCAATTCAATTTGTTTCTCCTGTAAATTTCTCAAATGTTTCCGTAACTTCTGATGGGGCGAGTTTAGCAGGTGGAATATCTCAGCAAATTTCAACAATAGGTACTACGTCTAGTTTAGGAATTCTTACTGTGGGTGGGTCTACAAATTCTCTTGAATTGGATCAGGCATCAGGCAGACCCTTTTATATAACACAGGCGGGGGCAGCAAATTTTAGTGGAACAGTAAGTGCAAATAATTTTGTGACAACATCGGATGGGCGTAGAAAAACTGATATTAGACCAATTACGAATTATACTACTATACTTTCTTCAATTCAAGGGGTACATTTTAGATGGAACAATTCAGGAATGTCTGATATTGGTGTTATTGCTCAGGATCTTCAATGTGCTCTACCTGAAGCTGTAATTGAAGGGCCCGATGGTCTTCAGGTTGCATATATGAAACTAATTCCAGTTCTTGTTGAGGCAGTAAAAGAGCTACAAGAAAGAGTTCGCGTATTAGAAATAACAGCAAGTGCCAGTAATCAAATACCCTAAAAGGGTATTTGATTCGAGCATACTTGCTATCATAGGGTTGTAGGCAATATTAAGTACCCCCTAAAAGGGGGTACTTAACTTTAGCACAACACAATAGGGGCTTTAACAGACCCTATTCTATAGTGATAGAATGGCATCCCTACCGGGTATGAGCCGAACATTTGGAAATCCAAAAGGGACCGATATAATACCCACTACAGTACTTTCAAAAATCCCACTTCTTAAAGATCGTAAGGTAGTTCTTCTTGCAACTGCAACTATAACCTTTGATAATCTTTTTAGTAATGGCCTTTTTCAAAATGTCTTTGTATTATATCGTATGTTTGATGCTATGGGATATGCCCCTATTCTTGTTATTCACGAGAAGCCCTCAGGACTTGACAAGATTCCCCCCATGCTTCATCCCTGTCGTATGATGACAACTGAACAGGTAATTTTACAGCCCATTCCTGTCATTGCCCTAATTGAAATTGGAATGAGTATTGATCCCTTACTACGTGAATTTGTAAAGATGCTAGGAGGAAAGTTGGCGAAATTATATCTGGGCAATATATTAAATATTGATACAGAAACCCCGATTTTTTATCCTGGTATGAACTTTTCGCATCACGTAATTGAAAAGATTGACCGTGTATGGGTATCACCGCATTATGGCCAACATGCCGAATATGCAACATACTTAAACCACTTAATTCCACCTGAAAATCTATCGGATATGATTGCTCCCTATGTATGGGATAAGGCAATCGTTACACGAGATGGGGAGCAGAATTTAGCATGGCGTCCTCGCACAACAAATGAAGATGATGTCATTGTTATTATGGAGCCAAATATTTCTTTCCAAAAAACTTCGTTAATACCTCTATTAGCAGTTGAAAAGTGGTATCGTGATGGAAAAAAGACTTGGAAGGGGAAGGTTGTTGTAGTAAATGGAGAGCGTATATCATTAAATCCCCATTTTATAGAGAACCTAGAGCCAATTCTTGATATTTTTCAGGATAAGCGGGTTGAAATGATTGACCGGCGGGATATTCTTAGTGTAATGAAGACCTATCCATCGGCATTATTTGTTCTTCACCAGGTTAATAATGAATATAACTATATGAGTCTTGAACTACTTTCATGTGGATTCCCTGCTATTCATAATTCGGATTCCTGGGGAGCATTTGGATATTCCTATAAGGGCAATGATGTTAACAGTGCTGCTGCCCAAATTAAATCTGCTCACAGTCACCATCTTGAGCGTTTAGAAATATATAAGGCACATGCAAATACTCTTATGTGGCGTCATTCACCATATAATCCTGACGTACATTCTGCATGGGATGAACTGTTAAAGAAATAAATCATTACCGGTAATTGCCGAATTTAAGCACTCGGGGTACTTAAATTGGTAATAACACGTTATAGAAGAGAATGCACATTGGAATAACATGTCAAATGGAGTATTCTATGTTTAGCTGTGGAACAACAAATACAGCAATTGCTCTTACAGAATTAGTAAAAGGGCTAGGGCATACAGCTACGCTTATAAATCACAGTGGTGCTCATACTTGGTGGGATGATTGTACAAATATGAAACGTTTATTTTCATCTACTACTCTTATTGATGCCTTAGCCTCAGAGCAAGTATTTGATTTAATATTTGAGATTGGAAATTTTACATTGAAGGCCGATGAACGTAAGAAGCTAACAAAAAAATCAGTTTGGATTATTCGTAAACCATTTGTCTTAGGCGAAACAGAATCAACTATATATCCAGTTTCGCCAATTCAACGTGTTTTAGATGGAATCTCTGAAACATGGTTACTAACACATGTAACCTCTCCAGATGACGTAAGTGCCTTAGAAATACTTACACGTAAACCAGTTCACATACTACCATTTTTATGGAGCCCTCTTATTGCTGAGGTTCATCACAGAAGTGTAGGCGGAACACCATGGAAAGGGGATTCTACAAATAAATTATCTATTCATATGGTTGATACAAATACTACAAGTTCAAGTAGTAGTACACTTCCGTTAGTTATTATAAGAGAAGCAGTACGCCAAAAAGTTCCAATAGATTCTTGGAAATTACACAATGGCGAGTTACTTGCCAAAAGTAAATTTTTTAATGACAATATTTTACGGCATTGTAGTGATTTAGATGTGAGTGGTGTATGCGTTGGACGCCAACGGTGTGTAGAGTGGACCCTTTCGCCAAATACAGTAGGTATGGCACACATTCGATTTCGAGGGCTTCGCCCAGTCCTTCTTGATTTAACATGGTGTGGTATTCCTGTTATTCATAATTCAGCGGCGTTAAGGGACCTAAAATGTGGACTAGATAAACTATACTATACTGATAATTCCGTAATTGAGGGAGTAAATGCTCTACAAAATATACATAGTATGCTAGAAACTTGGGGAGATACATTAAATAATCGTAGGGAGGCAATGTTAAAAGCGTGGGCTCCTGTGAGTCCCCCAATTAAGGAGAATTGGGCATTTCATATAGATAGAGTCTGCCCGCCCCTGCAAATACAGAATTTACCTAGACCAACTAAAGTAAAGGATGCATACACAATTCTTTTTTGCGATATGTGGGAAGGATTTAAGGCAGACTATAACTTTTTCACATTACTATTAAACAGCGTTGGCAAAAAGGTAATTGGAGTTTCTCCAGAAACTCTTAGTGGAGCACCGAATCTTGTTATTTTCGGACCCTTTGGAAATACATGGACGCGCTATCCAGGAATTCCAAAGGTGCATTTTACAGGAGAAAATACGAACCCTATTGGGCATGCCGATATACAGTTAAATCTTGGATTCAAACATTATGACATGATAAAGAATGAGTATATGCGATTTCCACTCTGGCTCACAGAGATTGATTGGTTTCAAGCAGACACTTCGCGCCTTGTAAATCCTAAACCGATTCCTTTAGAGCTATGTACGCGTACAAATGAAATGACTTTTTCTCAGCGTTCGAAATTCTGTTCATTTATTGTAAGTAATCCTAATAATGCTATTCGTAATCAAAGTTTTCATTGGCTAAATTCATACAAGCCTGTGGATAGTGGAGGGGCATTGTATAACACTATTGGAAATGAACTTTCAGCCCTACCTGGTGGGGGTGGAGGCGAATTAAAAAAGACAAAATTCATGATGGATTACAAATTTGCTTTAACCTATGAGAATAGTTCAAGCGCTGGATACACAACAGAGAAGTATCTCCATGCAAAGGCATCTGGAGCAGTACCCATTTATTGGGGCGACCCGAAATTTGAGCGCGACTTTAATCTTGATGGATGTATTGATGCTCGTAATGTAAAGACACCCGATGAGCTTATTGCTCTTGTAAAAGCATGTGAGTCTGAAGAAATGTGGAAAAAGCGCGCATCTGTACCCGCCTTAGATGACTATCAGGTCGAGTTAGCTCGTCGCACCCTTGCCGAGCTAGCAAAGCGCATATACACAATTCTTAGCATAGATACAAATGGATTTCCAACCTCTATTGGAGCAAAAAAGGGTAGTAATGAAGCAAAGGTTGGTATGGATGCCTTTCTCTACAGCACTGTAGCGGCTAGTGCTCCAGCTACGCCTATAGTAGATGTTCCTCTACAGACGCCTTTAATTGTTACATATGTCACATTCAAGTTTCTCGGTAGTCTTCAACACTGGCTGACTGCTGCTAAAAATCAGGTGCGTGTCTTGCCTGATATGAAGGCACTTGTGTTTGTTGGACCAGATGTACCAGAATCATCAATAACAGCATTAAAAGAAACATACACATTTGCTGAGTTTGAGTATGTTCCATCCGATTGGACGCCACCTGACTTTAGCGATTTTTGGGAGCCTACGCATTTTGCCTGGAAGATTTGGATTTACAATACAATTGTACATCGCGAATCATTAAAGGGGAAGCTCATTCTTTATATGGATGCCGGAGCAATTCTTGTTCGGTGGCCACAACGGTGGTTACGTATTGCTACACGTGAGGGTATTTCCTGCCTAGAAGACCCTCGTGAAGAGAATGAGCGTTGGTGCGGCGATTCATTTTGTGAGCGTCTTTCTGTAACTGATAGTGAGCGGACATCGAAGCAGATTGTGGCTGGAATTATGTGTTTTATTGGTGGACATCCAGTAGCTAGTGCCTTTTTTTCAGAAGCATTCACATATGCAAAGGAACGCGATACAATTGTTGGGCCGCGTCTATCAGGTGTATCAGTAGATGGTAAATCATATGGGCATCGTCAGGATCAGAGTATACTCAGTGTTCTTGTGCGTCGTCATCCAATCCCATTAGAGCCACTTGATACTGTCTATTGCGACCACAGTATGCGCAGAACATTTCAGTCAGGAAAGTGTATTTATGTTCACCGGGGTGATTTTAAGAAGACAATTCCTTTTCTACCAGGAATTGAAGATGCCTATGTAATTAATTTGGATCGGCGTGCGGATCGTTTAGAGGCATTTACAAAGGCGCATCCAGAATTAGAGGGCCGTGTAAATCGTCAACCGGCATATGATGGAAAGACATTAACTCTTACACCCGAGCTGGCTACACTTTTCAAGCCTAATGATTTTTTCTGGAAAAAGGCGGTAATGGGATGTGCAATGAGCCATCTCAGTCTATGGTGGAAACTGGTAAATGAGCATCCAGATATTCATAACTACCTGATTTTTGAGGATGATGCCCAGCTCAAACCAGGGTGGGAAGAGATTCTTGAGAAATCAATGGCTCATGTTCCTGAGGATTATGATGTATTATATTTGGGTGGTATTCTTCCGCCAAATCGGGATGCATTTCAGACCGTACTTGAGCCAGTTACAAAGTATTATAGTCGTGTAAAGCCTCATTCAGTGTTTGGACAGAATCCTCCAAGTACATATTTCCATTCATGTGCCTATGCATATATACTTTCACGGAAGGGGGCGGTTAAAATTTTGAATATGATGGAGCAGAAAAAGGGTTACTGGACAAGCGCTGACCATATGATGTGTAGTCCATGTGATACAATGAATCTGTATTTTTTAACTCCAGTCATTGCTGGTTGCTTCCAAGATTCAGACCCTGCATATGCAAATAGTGAATTTAATAACTTCTCGCGGGTTGATTCATTTGATAGCGACCTATGGAATAATGATGAACGATTTCCAGTACCTCCATCATTTTTAACAGATAATTTTAGTATAAAGTCCCTTCTTACTTCAATCTATAATTCGGGAACTAATGTAAATAGCACAGAAGCCCGTGTAGGACCTATTAAATACACTGGACCGACTGTAATAAATATTGAGGGGAATCATATGCAGACACGATTTTTAACATTAGATAAACAAAAGATAGATTTTAATAAATTATATGAAGGAAATTGGTTGTGCAACCTTTTTGGAATAAAAACGGTATGCACAGAAACATTTGATGAAAATACACCAGCTCCAGCTGACTGCCCAGTTGTTATAATGATGCGCCCCTTTACTGCAGATATAAGCAAAATTCTATGGAATTGGAGTAAAATGGGTGCACAATTTAAAATACTTCATTTAAGTGATGAGTTATCAGGTTCAGACCTATCTGACTCCCTTGAAGTGTATAGTGCTTCAGGATGTAAGAGTGTACTTCGTACATACATTCGGGACGATTTTCCACAGGGAAGCGAGTCTAAGATTCAGATAATTCCGATTGGATATCATTGGAGCCCCCTTATGGGAAAGGGCAATCCTCTAACAGATACACCCGCCCCACCGTTCCGTGAATTTCACTGGTCATTTTATGGTACAGATTGGAACGGTCGTCAGAGCAATATGAAACCCCTTTTAGAAGCAAAATTAATTAGCACATACAACTTTTATTCAGAATGGAATGATCCTAATAATTTATCCGAAACTCAATATAAAAATATACTTTTACAGTCGGCGTTTGTTCCTTGCCCAGATGGGATGAATCCTGATACTTTCCGAGTATATGAGGCATTAGAGGCAGGCTGTATTCCTCTTATTGTTCATACGGAAGCAAATGATGTATGGTTTCGGTGGATTTCAAATTATATTCCTCTTCTCGATATTAAGTCTTGGGATAATGCTGTAAGAAATATGGTACAACTTCTTTCGAAGCCAGAGATGTTAGAAATTTATCGGACACAGATTCTAAAGGGTTGGATTACTTGGTCAGCTAAATTGAAGATGCAGACACAGGTGTGGCTTTTATCTTAAATCTAAATAGATGTGTTTTTCTAAAGAAGTGAGTTTAACAACATTTTCTTTGGGATTTGTATTTTCAATTATTCTATATTTTAGAACAAAACTAACTGATATAAAAATTATTGCTTTATCTTTATTGTATGTAAGTTTAATGCAGTTTGTAGAATTTCTACTCTGGATGAATCAAAACTGTGATGAACTTAATAAAACTATATCATACGTTGGAATGGCATTAAATCATTTACAACCAGTTGTACTTGCAGGTCTTATTTTATACATGAGTAAAAAGCCAAACACTATTGGAATTATAATAGTTACGTTAGTGTATTTATCTGTATTTATACCGTATTCACTTGAATACAAGAATATAGAAGATTTACGGTGCTCAGTAAAACGGGAAGGTAATCCCCATATTGTTTGGAATTGGAATAATTTAAAAAATAATATGTATGTCTACGCTTTATTTTTATCTGCAATTGTAATTCTTCCATTTCTAGGATTTGCATCAAAATCAATTGCGTATAATGCATCAGCATATCTTATTATTTCTTTTACAATTAGTCTGTTAGTCTATGAAAGATATGAGGCTATAGGTTCAACATGGTGTTTGTTTACTGCACTTGTACCTCCGATTCTTGTGTTACTAAATCCTTAACAGCACCGTGTTGTGCTAAAGTTAAGTATCCCCCTAAAAGGGGGATACTTAATATTGCCTACAACCCTATGATGGCAAGTATGCTACAGCAAAGTACCCCCAAAGGGGGTACTTAACTTTGGCACTTGCCGTTAAGTGTCGGGTTAAAGTCGCCCCTATATAATTAGCCTAGAATGGGTGACTTTGAATCAGTGCCATCATATTTAAAAAGTTTGGAAGCAATTCTATGTAATGACTCGGCAAACACAGTAACAACTGTTCCAACTGAGGCTACGCCCCAAGATACTAGTTCAGCTACACCGAGCCTTTCGCTATCCTCTATCGGATTTGGATCGATGTTTACATCTGCATCAGATACATCAAATACATCGTCACAGAAACAGAATAAATTAAAATGTATGTTAGTTAGCACGCATTGTCATCAGTTTACTGGGTATGCAAAGGTTAGCTACGGTATTCTTTCCGAGCTGGCAACAAAGCCTTGGCTCCAAGTAACACATTATGCTTTCCAGAAATTCACTGAGATTCCAAACGGATTTCGCCCGTATCCGTCAAACATTGATGTTATTGATGCTGCCGCTCTAGAGAAACCTGTTCAGCAAGGATTTGGCTACGCGGCACTTTCAGATACAATACGCCGTAAGCGCCCAAATGTTGTGATTCTTTACAATGACCTAAGTGTTGTATCGCGTTTCTTAGAGGAAATTCGTAAGTCAGGAATTCCTCGTAACTTCAAGATTTGGATATATTGTGACCAGGTGTACACAATGCAACCGCAGGCATATTTGGATATTCTCAATCGGGATGCTGACCGGATTTTTACATTTACTTCGTTCTGGAAGCAGTGCCTAAAAGATCAGGGAATAACTCGTCCAATTGATGTTCTTACACATGGATTTAGTTCTAATACGTCTTTTCCACTTCCGAAAGAGTTGGCGCGTAAGCAACTTCAACTTCCAAATGACATTTTCATTTTTATGAATCTGAATCGGAATCAGCCACGGAAGCGGTATGATATTCTTATTATAGCTTTTGTCGAGCTTTTAGTAAAGTATCCTACTCGTCCCCTATATCTTCTATGTATCTGCGATAAGGGAGATAAGGGCGGATGGTCACTCTTTGAACTTTTCCAGCGTGAGTTAAAATTACGCGCGGTTTCACTTGAACTATTTGGAAATCGACTGATTATTACAAGCCAGAACATGTCCTTTAAGGATGAAGAAATCAATCTATTTTATAATGTAGCCGATGTTGGAATTACTACAACTGATGGTGAAGGGTTTGGGCTCTGCCAATTTGAGCAGATGGGAGTTGGTGTTCCTCAGGTTGTTCCAGATATTGGGGGATTCAAGGAATTTTGTACAAATGAGAATTCATCTATTGTGAAACCTACTGTCCGGTACTATGTGCCAAATGGATTTAGTCCAGTAGGTGGGGAAGCACATGCATGTCAACCGCATGATGTATGCATAGCAATGGAAACGTATCTTCTTGATTCTGAAAAGCGTGCTGAGCATGGTAAGAAAGCGCGTGAAACAGTTTTACAGTATACATGGGCAAAGTCATGTGAAATACTTGTTAAACGTCTTCATAGTGAGATGGAAGATGATGCCTAACGGCAAACGGCAATACACGGAAGTTCTTATTTTGGCATAACACGTTAGGGATGAAAACAATCCAAAAGGTAGTAGCCTTTCTTATTTTTACAGTAGGAATTGTATATATAATTTGGTGGATTACATCTGTTTGTAGAATAAAAGAGGGATTTCAGACTAATCCACCATGCACACCCATTCTAAACAATGGTACTACCTTGTATTTATGTAATGATATTTTCTTGGCAAATGAACAGGTTTCAATTAATTTTTCAGCAAATCCTATTATTAAAGTGCCTGTTTGCTATACAAACGCTACTACACTAAACTATCCAGATACTAACTCTAAAATATTCACATGTTATGATCCAAATGGTGATGCAGTCTTTGATTCTGCTATGGGAGTATTTCAGCCGTTCAATCCAATTTCAGATACGGACCCAATGCCTGGTTATGGAGAACAAGATGCTATTATGAATTATACCTCATTAAAGGCGGGGTATAACACAATATCATCAGCAGTGTTAAATATGAAAAATATTAATAATATTGTATCTCCAATAACATTTACAGATTTAAATAGAAATCTAACAAAATTAACTGAACTATCAAACAGTTATTGTACAGGTGTAACTGACACTTCACCTAAATACATAATATGTCAGAATCTTGCTTCCGCAATTCAAACAATTAATGATTATAAATCTGATACAAGTACAAACTCACTATCAAATGTGAGTACCGTTACAAATAATAGTTTTATAGCTATAAGCAATATATTCTATGGTCCAAAAGGATTTATAAAAGGATTTTACAATTCACGTGTATTGAATACAGCACAGTTAACAGAATTTACAAATGCAAATCGTTAAGTTTGGCAATACCGCCAAGTACTTAATTTAAGTACTTGGCTCTGATGGCTAGAACGAAAAGTTAAAGTCACTCCAATGATATAAGGCCACGGGGTGGCCTTATCCATGGGGAGTTCTTAACTTTAGTACTAGACGTTACACGTTACTTACTGTTAAAAATAAACTTTGAATCTAACATAAGAATGAATATAACCTGGCAAATAGGATTAGGAGTTATCCTTTTACTATTTGGGACAGTATATATATATTTTCGATACACCCGAGAGGGATTTCAATCAACGCCGACCAAAAGTGAGAACCCGGCTACATGTATGATGTTGAATGTTATACTCGAAAAAACTCAGCAGAATTTTGATACTATACAAAAGAGTGGAAATCAAACAGATATTGATTTAAGTAAAAAGGTACTTGAATCAATACAGGATGAAATTACGAAAGCAAAGTGTTAAAGTACTAATCATCTCTAATTGCCTACTACCGCCAAGTATTTAAATTAAGTACTTGGCAGTATTAGTATGCCGTTAAATATACAAAAACTAGAATATATTTACTAGAATAGGGTATGAGCCTTGTATGGCCAATAATACTATTGATATGTATATGTATAGTAGTATACATCATATACAAAAGATTTTATAAAAAAAAGGAAGAAGGGTTTCAAACATCTAGTTCAGGTGTACTAGTTGGAACAGTAAAATGTATAGGAACTTCTAAGGTCATATACAATCCAGATAGCACAGCAGCTAGTAGTACAAATACAGTAACAACTTTATTATTTGAATTCTTATTTCCTCCCTCTATAATTATTCAAATTGATAGTCCTATTCAAATATATTTATTAGAAAGTGGATCGCGCACTACACACTTGTTATCTGGAACAATATTTGCCTATAATTATCCAAATATTATGATTAATAATTCTACTACTGAAACATGGACTTTAACAACAGGCTTACCGTGTTCATCGACAAGTGCTCCAGGAAAAATTACTATTAATAAAGCGTCAGCAACTACTATAAATTTCACTGACACTAGTACCTGTTCTGATTTTTCTCAATCATATGGCATGTATATGGATTTCTGTGATATAGAGTTAAATAAAATGAAATCTCAATGTATTGCGAATGCTGTTGCTATACAAAGTTATGCTGATACTCTAGGCCCAGAAACAGATGCTGAGATTGGGGCATATGATGTATACGAAACATATAATTTCACTGATTTAAAAGAGCCATCACCTACCCCAGTTACTACATATGATACTTCTCAAGAACTCAGCGAGTTTGATTTTGGAGCACCAGTACCATGGGATTATGAAAATCGTATGTATAATCCAGCCGATGTTTTATGGGGTGTAATTGATCCTAAATGCTCAGGTGAAATCTTTAAGAGTGCATATAATAAAACATTATTTAGCTCAACAAGCCCCCTTCAATTTGATGATGCTAAACAAACTTTTACCTATGTGTCACCAGTAATTGGTGCACGTAACCTTACTCAAGGTAGCAGAGGTGCAGAGGCGGATGAACGCGATGAATGGTCAGTTTCTCTTAAGCTTTTTGATGCAATGGCAAATGTCTATACTTCTTCATTTGTAGATAAAAAGGCAGAATGGGCAACACAAAAACTGTTATTATCTAGCAGTTATGGAAGAGGGCTTGCACAACAAGCAGTAATGAATTTAGATGTAAATGCATACAGAGCACGCCATTACCAACATCTAATAGAAACAGGTGTACGTAGTAAAAGAGAAATAAAAAAAATAATAGAATCATCGGGACAAGCGCTTATGGATCAATTCAAAAAAATTCAGTCGTATAAATTTAATGATGCACAAATAGCACAGTTAGACAACGCATTTAAAAATGCACACGGCGATGCTACATTTTCATCAAGAAACGCATTTACTAGATTAACAGATGGATACAGAGCACAAGCTAAACTTGCCGAAGAGTTTAATAGTATAAGAGCAACACAATCATCATCTCCAACTACAAATGTGGCAACTGACTATTCAAACGCAGCTAATGATTCCCCTGATAAGACAAGAGTTACTAGTGCTACTACAGCACTAACTGCTGCAGGGCGACCCACTAAACCAGTTTTAAATGCTGCAGACCTGACTACAAAAGCTCCTGATTCAGTAATAACTAGATCGGCTCCAACACCAGTACGTTCTTCAGCAATTAACGTAATAAAGAATGGACCAAAAAAGGCAGCAGCATATATGGCTTCAAAAGCTGGTTCATTAAGTATAAAATTTGCTAGAGCGCTTGGTGGAATGGCAGAAGGCGCATCTGTTATAATAGCAGCAGCAGTAGGTTTTGGAGGTTTAATAGGATCAGTAGGAGGACCTGCAGGAATAGCTGCAGGCCAGGCCCTTGGAGCAAAGGTTGGACTTGCCCTTTCAGTAATTTTAGGATTATTTGTTGTTTCATGTTGTTCATTTGTACCTGCAATATTAGGTGCATATATACCAGATGATGCTGTTTGTCCGCCTGGCTACACAAATATATATGAAAATATAATAAAGGCGTGTGGAGGTAATGAAATAGTATGGATGTTAATAACATCAATTCCGCTTATTGGTGATGGTATTGGTACATTTGCTCCATACTTATGTAGTAAATATGATTCAAACAGTCTACTTCAGGATGTTGTTTTAAAGAAGCCACCTGTATTTCCAGACTACTATTATGATTCATCACTTTCAATTTATCCTGATTTTCAAAAAACGGCATTAAGTGGTAAAGAAGCTTGGTTTAAGGACCAGCGAAAGTATCAAAAGGATGGTATAGCACCTGTCTGGGTCGATTTTTCAGATTCACGACTTTTAGACAGAATGGCACAATATTACTATAAAATTGCAAAACGTTTTGCAGTTAATAATTATGACGGAACTTATAGCTTTGAATACATTAGTAAAATTTATGGTGTAATTGCTTCAACATTCACATGTTGTGATATACAATGTGAAATACGTAAAAAAACCTACTATGAAAGTACAGGAATACAGCAATCAGACTATATAGTTCCTGTTAACCCTGAATATAAATTAACGTATCACGATAGACGCTTTTATTTTTATGTATTAGAGCCATATAGTACTACTGAACTACCCTCATCTCATTTAGTAAAAATGGAAACATATTTTAAAACTACAGACATATATAATAAAACATATGATGGCTATTTATTTTTAAGTAAAGAAACACGCAATACTTATTTATCCGGTAGTAGCGAACAACTAGACCTATTAATGACGGATAATATAAATCGTTATGTTGTGAGCGGCTGTACAAATGTAGATGGAACCGCTCCAAATGCTTATGAAGTTAATGATGAGGGACAGTATGTTGGAGATGCTATTGTATCGGTTGGAGGTAAATCGGTTAAAATTTTAGGAGCAAACAAGAATGCATCTAGTGATATGAAATATTACCCTCCTGCACTTTCATTTAATGATTCATTTTTAGATGGACTTATAAATACAACAGCAAAGGTTACTAATGTTACATCGTCCTCCGTTACTTTTACTTACACGCCAAGTTTAGCAAATAACTTTATTTCAGCAGGTACGTATTTTGATTCAAAAGGTGAAACAAAAACATATACATCGGATCTTTTAAAAATAACTATTAATGGTAGCAATACATCATTTACTGGAAGTGTAACTGCAACTTCATCTGGTAGTGTAACTATTAGCTCTACTACTATCCCATCAACACTTTCTGTAAATAATATGTGTGTATTAAAAATAGAAACACGCTCTAATTCAACAGAAGTTCCCTTAGTACCAGGGCAATGTGCCGAATCATTTACTAAGATAAATCGATTTAATCAAAATATTAATTCTTTAACACAGGGAGCCACTGAACAAAGACCATCGTATGTTACTACAGCAAGAAGTCCTACAGCAATTGACTGGGTCACTAGTAATAAATTTAATAGTAAATATTCTACAAAATTTTGGAACAGTAACCTTGATAAGAGTAGAAAAGTTATGCCAGAAAATGCTTTTACTGGACAGGTTTTAACAGGTACTGTTTTGGGATATATTGGAATGCGCGTAACATGGGGCGGGCAACCTACAGGAGCCTTTTTCTCGGCCTTTGCATCATCATCAGTTAACACACAGTATGATTCTGCAGGAAACACAAATCCACCTTCAAGTCTTACTGGAATAATTGCCTGTCTTTATGAATATTCAACTAAATCACTTGGCACCTTTGTACTAAATGGGCGTAGTATAACAACTCAACAGTCAACAGATGATTCTAACACTGACCTTAATTTGTATTACATGTATATCGACAGAGGTCCAACGATTCCATTTTCTCCAGGATATACTCCATATATTGATACTACTATAAATAAAATAACACAGATGGATTGTATTAATCGGTATGCTGTTAGATATGCTGTAAAAGAACTTAATAAGATGCAAACCATGTATGCTTCAAAAATATTAGATATTGTGACAGATACTACAAATACACAATGTGCATATGCTTTTGAAGCAATTGATAATGGAACAGGGGCTGTTAGTATTCAACAGGGAGTTGTTAAATATTCATACACAACAACTAATAAATTACCTAATGCACCTTCAACTGTAATTGTACCTCAAAATCGTTTTAGCTTAGTACCAATAGCAGATGGTACTGAGTTTTATGAAATAGAAAATAATGCTAGTAACTATCAATCTTCTGGCACTAGAAATAATACATACAAAAATAGAGCACCTACCCCACCTCTTGATATTACTATTGGTGATAATGATTTTAAATTAATTCCAACGAATCTTCAGTCAGTAAGCCCTACAATAGCTCCAGTTGATAGTATACAATATCCTGCTGGATACAATAACTCAGATACAAATACATGGGCTAGTAATAGCAGTATTAGACGAACAGATACGAAAAATCAAGCACTAAATTATTCATGTGCATCGGAACTAGTATACAATCGTATTTTTACACAATTTAATGAAAAAAATGGAGGCAATCCTGTAATAACAGGAATTTATAATACTAATAATAGACCTGGTGTGTATTATCCAAACGATTCTAGAGGAAGTATGCGACCAGATGGAAGTGTAATATGTATATATAATGCAAGAATAACTGTTAAAGATAGCTATGGTGCTGATAATTCAGATACAGCATTTATAACGATGCTTTTACAGAAAGGGCCTGATCCAGATACGAAACCCTACGATCTTGTACTTGATGACTATAAGAGTTTTTATGTATACAATAAAGTTCCAAAGTATTGGATCGATGTTCCACCCCCTCTTTATAAGGTTGAAACTCTTGCATTAGGAGGTAGTTGTGATGTATCAATATCATCTTGTTCAAATATGGCAGTTATAGGAAATATTGTAGGACAATTTAACACCACTTTTACGGATAGAAAAATTATGAAAGTTAGAAAGGCATACACACCTCAAGTAACTGGTAGTAAGGTCTGTGATTTTGAAGTAGAAATGCTTCATACTATTGATGCTCAGGCTAACACAAATAATACATACATTAGAAAAGAAAGTATTCGGGTACCAATTACAGCAAACACAACTACATGCATGTGGGATATGAATACAGCAACTGCCCCATTAATAGATTCTGGAACAAGTGTAACAAATAATATTGGTGTTTCTTGGTTACCAGAGCCCTATGTATGGGGTACATCTATGTTAAGTAACGTAACTTCTGTTGTAACAAATGCTATTACAAACTTTTTATCTCTTGATGCTAATAATGTATTAATAAAAGCAACCACTGATATAAATAATAGGGTAACTGATATTGCAAATTCACTAGAATCGGCTCAATATTTAGAAGGGAGAAATTGTCTAAATGCACAATTTTCTACATGCAGGTCACCCGATATTATTCAAAAAATGATAAATAGGTATTATGTCGATAATTTTCCTGTAAATAAAGTGGGTGATAGTCAAAGATACATTACTCTTATACGTAAGGTAGGAAGTGATCTAAATAATAATTGTCAGGTTGAATTTATTGAAACTGTATCGAGTTTTACCGATTACACAAAAGCTCCAGTATTTTCATCAGACCCGAGAGAATTAGCATCACAATATAATCCTACTTCATATTTACGTCAGTATCAATTTGAAATACAAGCAAATGATGGTTGTACATTTGATGCCAAATCTGTTCGTGGAAATGTTTTAGACGGAACACTTTATAAACTTAATTTAGGTAGCAGTTCAATTGGTTCATTACGCTCGGCTAATTCTGTATTATCAGAAGGTGAATTGGGTAATTTATCATTTCCTGCCTCTCCAAATGTTAGAATTCCGTGTGAAGATACTATAAATATTATACCTGCAGTAAAACGCTTGTATCAATCAATAAGTTATCACACTACTAATTACAATGAACTTACAGGTGTAGCATTTGCTTTTAATCCTGCTGCAAACGTATGTGAATACAGTATAAGTTCAATGGTTTGGGGGCCAAATTCAGCTTTAGGTTCAGGTGGTAGTCAAAGAACATTGGGCCAAGTATTTTTGAGAGCAACATGGGACATAAATTATTCTTATAATAGCGGAGTACTGAATAATACACCAGATAGTCTTGAATTGTTTAATCCAAAGACACTTAAACAAAGTGTAGATGGACCAAATGTTATATATAAAAATAGTGCAGGAACAGAAGTTTCATTACCATATATATATGGAATCCAAAGTATGGCAGGTTTTGACGCTGCTCGTGTTAAAAAGGTACAGTGGCCTCCATTAATTAATGGATAAGATCTGTTGTGTTGTAACGTCTAGTACTAAAGTTAAGAACTCCCCATGGATAAGGCCACGCAGTGGCCTTATGTCATTGGAGTCACTATAACTTTTCGTTCTAGCCATCAGAGCCAAGTACTTAAATTAAGTACTT